CCACGATGATCGAAGGACCGCATCTCCGGGACTTCAACACCATTGGTCGCAGTTCTTGCAACACCAGCGTTCACGAAAAGGTTGAACCCTGCATCAGTGCCAGACAGGTTGGTTGCAACTGTCGTTGAGACGACGCAGTTGTAGTAGCTGAAGATGCTGTTCAGTGTGACTGTTGCAGAGTCCTTGAAGAAATTCAGCGAAGCGAGAGCGGGGATAGCAACGGTTGGATTGAAAGTAATCCCTACCACCGCTGGTTGAAAAGAAACAGGATTCGGTGCATTCGGCCAGATTTCTACCGTGGCATCGATGACTGCAGAAGCCTGGGCAGCAACGTTCCCCTCCAGAACGAACTTGCTGTCAGAGGTTCGCAGATACGTGTAGACGAACGCAAGCGCACCGTCGTGATACGTGACACCAGGATTCGTCCCGTGGGAAATCGTCAGGTTCCCGGTCATCGACCGAGTGCCGTTGATCAACAGATACTGCGTATGGTCATCGTTCGGAGCCGCAACATCCAGAAGATCGGTGTGGCTGATCGTCGTCGGATCGATCGGAGTGTTGGTCGGCTCGCCATGTACTGTTCCCATGGTCTAGTCCTCTACGGTGAACTCCGGCTCACTGGGCACACTCAACTCTTCTTCAAGCTCTTCTTCCGGATCATCGCCCAAGCCAAAGTAGTCTTGCACTTTTGACAATACCCCACCGGCCACGCCCCCTGCGACTGGCTGCCCCACCACAGCGCCGACTCCCGCTCCAACGGCGATGTACTTCGCCGTCTTGTTCAGCTCCGCCCATGCCTGCTTCAGCTCTTCCGACATAGCTTGATCGTTCGCGATCTGCTTGATGTACGCGTCCTCACCATCGGTCACGATCTCCGTGTACCCCTGGCCAACGCGCATGAAGTTCGACCTCTTGACGGCCACTACTGGACGTCCTTCTTCCGTGGTGGTATACACCATCTCCATGGTTGTACAGCCGAATAGGAATACGGTCAGCAGGAATATGCCCCTCATTCCTCTTCCTCCTCTTCCGACTCGTCCTCAGGCTCATCTTCCGGCGGAACATCGTCTTCCGGCTCAGGCATCAGCGAGACATCGATCTCTGGCTGCTTGCTAAGACCGAGCACGCCTCGCACCTCGTTGATGGCCGGATCGTCAGGAGCAAGTATCGCACCAGCGCTCGCCATGTCAGCCAACGCGCCTGTGATCTGTTCAACATCTCGGAACTGAATCGGGTCGGTCTTCAACTCTGGCTTCAGCTCCGGATCCCAACCATTCATCTCCCAGATCGGATTGACAAGGTCCTTCTCGAACGTTTCGGCGAGCTCGTTCAATGTGCTGTGAACGATGAGACCGAAATTCTGTGTCTTGTCCCTTGCCAACGCCAAACTCCCCTTGCCGTCTCCGCCCAGGAGGAGATGCTCGACACCCATGATCCGAGCCAGCTCTCGGTTCAGCCGCTCGATCGCCTTGGCCACCGCTTCCGAAGACTGACTGTTGCCACCCTTGAGCAGCTCCAGATTCCAGAGAGGCGTCACTCCGGGTGTACCCTTCTCGTCCTCGGTCTTGTAGACTTGGCTGTCGAGGAGCAGGCCGAGCTCAGGATTCTTGATGTGCTTCTCGATGAACGTGCGGATCGGCTCTGTGGTCTGCGACTTCTGCTCTGGGCTGAGGGCACCAGATTCGATCTTGCTCTGTAGCTCTGCCAGCGGTGCACGGCCAATCGGGATTCCTCTCAGATCCGTCTCGTATCCGTAGCCTTCCAACAGCTGGTACTGCATGAGACGCTTGGCAGGCTCTGCGAGATGGCGAAAGATGCCGAGCCCTTCCGGCGAGTCGTTCAACGAGTCATCGACCATGTACACGAGCTTGTGGCGGGGAAGGTAGATCTCTTGAGATGTCTGCGGGGATCGTTGAACAACACCATGCACCTTGCCCGTTTGCTCAACATCCCATCTTTCGATTGTGATCTGCGGACGCGGAGAGATGTCTTGGTAGCCAATGACTCCATCGTCACACCGACAGGCGGTCCACTCTTGGATGCTGAAGCCATAGTACCGATACATCGCCGCTCGGCGAACGACACGATGCCATGGCGTGTCCATCTTGTAGATGAGTTCTTCGAATCGCTCGGCGAGCTCACGAGAGGCGGGAGTGTCGTCCGGTGGGATCACTTTCCAACCGGCTCGAGAAATCAGGTTCAGAAAGTAACGTGTCCCCGCAGCGATGATCGAGACGTTGCACATGATGTCGCTGTAGGTCTTGTACTTGACCAGGGGTCCAAGCGACGCCTCTTTCTCATCGACTTGAAGGTATCCGGAATGAAGGACCGCCCCATGTACACCGAGCGTCTTGTCAGGCGCAACGGTTGTGGGGCGGAAAATGCCAAGCAGTCGATCTCTGAATGCCATCACTTCGCTCCGATCAGCTCCGGTGCTTGCGGAGTCGCTTGCGGACGCTTCATGACAAGACGTGCGTACGCACGACTCGCTGCGTCGATCTGATCCTTGAACTCACCGTTCGGGAACAAGCATGCCTCGCTGATGAATGCATCATTCCACGACGCTCTCAGCAAGTATAGGTTATGAAGCTCGTTTTGCGCCGCCAGGGGTTGAGCCCTGTCTTCCTTGCTTCCCGTTTCCGGTGAAGACCTGACCTTGTACCCTTGCAGGATGCCTGCGAGGTGTGACTTCTGGCTCTTTCCCGCCTGACCTGGATCTTGCGGAATGTCGATGATGACTCCCTTGCCGTCCATCTCCGCGATCGCCTTGATCCGATCCTCCACCGCTCCAGGACCCAAGCGGAACCGCTGAACGTCCGCGATGTACACACGTCGTTTGATGATCGCCATCTTCACCGCAGCCGTGTACGCTCCGCGGTCTTTTGACGCAGCGAGATCGTATCCCCGAACCCAGATTCCTCCCTCCGGCAACGAGTCGACGAACTGGAAGTCTTCCTTCTTGAAATCCCCACCACCACGTGGCGACGGACGCTGTTGGAGCTGTCCGGCCTCTGCATAGCTGCCGCCCCAGGCGCGGAGAGGTGGCTTCAGATCGTTCTCTACGTGGTCCTTACTGAATCGCTCCGGCCAAAGGAGTTCGCCCTCTTCAGTCCGCCTATCCTGTGGGAATAGCTCCTTCCAGTCCGGTTCATAGCCCTCTGGCAGTGTGTCTTCCTGGGCCAACTCCTCTTCCGTGTACCACTTGGGCACCGCTTCTGCTTCTCGTTGTAACCACGTCACCTTTTCAGGCTGGGGCTCGTGGCTTGGTCGAATGGAAGTGAAGCATCGATGTGTTTTCTCGTACTCCATCGGCAAGCACAACCACTCGTAGCCAAGCTCCTTGCTCAGGATCAGCCCAGAGACGTCACGACTGTGTACACGCTGCATGATGACGATGATGGCCGACTTGTCGGGGTCATTGAGTCGGGTCGGGACAACTTCGGTGAACCACTGGAGAGCGCTCTCCCTCTTGGCCTCCGACTCGCCGTCCTTGATGTTGTGAGGGTCGTCGATGATGAAGCGATCTCCCCGCTCACCGGTGCCAAGGCCACCAACACTGGTCGCGATCTTGAAGCCGGTCTTGTCCGTGTCGAACCGGATCTTCGCGTTCTGGTCCATCATCAGCTTGAACCGATTGTGCCAACAGCGCTGGTACACCTCGGACAGAATGATGTTGCGGGTGCGCCGGTTGTCTCGGACCGTGAGCGCCTCACTGTAGGATGCAGCGACGTATCGCAAGTGTGGCATGTTCTTTGGACCCCACTCCCATGCCGGCCACAGCACGTCAGTCGTCAAGCTCTTCATACACCCAGGCGGCACGTTGATCAGCAGTCGTTTGATCTCACCGTTTGTGACCGCTTCCAGGTGTTCGCAGATGGCGCCCACTGACCACCCATCCACAAAGGGACGCGACTGCGGCTCGATGACGTGCCAGACCATCGGAATGAAGTCCCGCAGACTCTCCTGCGCGTTGGCAGCGCGGCAGGCCAGCGCGATGTCAGGTTCCTTCAGGAGCTTCTCCAGCTGTTTCTGCAAGCTGCTTCATCCCTTCGTCGAGCAAGATCAGAGCGTTCCGCATCTCCCGTGGCAGCTTCTCGACATCCGCCAACAGGTTGATCACGCCTCCGGCCGCAACTGCCGCTCTGGCGTCGACCGATACGTGTTCACGATAGCCTGGATCGTGCTTCTTGATGTGAAGCTCGAGCAGGCGGTCACTGTATCTCACCACGTCACCGAGATGTGTTCCGTCCTTGTCGAAAATTCCACGTTCGACCCATCCTTCGACGCCTCTTCGATGGACTTCGGCTCGGCACTTGTCGGTGTACGCTTCGATGGCCTCAGCCACCTCTTCCACGAAGTCCGCATCGTACCACTCGTACTGTGGATCGCGGAACTTCTGCATGGTCATGTAGGCTACGCCTGCTGCCTTGCAGCTATCGTAGAAGCGTCCTGTCTCCGCCAGCTCTTCGAGGAACCGCTTGCGAGCCGAGGATCCCTTGCCGAACTTGGTGGTGCCTGGTTTTCTGCCCACGTCAGTGTCCTACCTTCAGAGTTGGTGGAATTTTGCACGGAGGACGTGGAGCCAGCGAACAAACGTCGACCGGATTGTCTCCGCGAAATCTCGGACAAGAACCATCCTTCCTCTGCTCCCAGGCGTCAGATGATCACGACGCTTCCACGCAGCAGGCCGATCATCAGACACAACACACGTCCCCTGTTCACACCACACGACACACGATCCTCGGCAGTGCACACCTGGTCAGTGCATGCTCCTCTTGGTGCTGCGCACGTGCACCCTGCTGTCGGCAGCCATGGCCCTGCCCTCGCGTGGTTCGGGCTGCGCTGAGCAACCTGAGCCAACCTGACGCGTGGTGAGGCCTGGTATTCCCTGGTTGCGGCAGGCTGACGTTGGTTGACGCAGACTGATCCCTGGTTGGGCCTGCTACTCCCTGGTTCCTGTGGGCTGACGCCTGGTGACGTTGGCTGATGCCTGGTGACTCCTGCTGATGCGTGGTTGGTGCATGCACCTGCACCTGGATCCTGGCAAGAATTGTGTCCCTGCATTTCCTATCCCCACCCTGCAAATGCAAACTGGGAAACGGCAGCACGGACCTGCACTGAGCAGCATGACGTCGACTGATGCACTGATGCATCATGGCAGCATGCAGTGGCCTGTGTCCAGGCAATGCATATCCCCATTCCACATATGCAAACTGGGAAAATGGCACACTCCGTGCATGATGCACTGACGCATGAGGATGCATCATGCCCTCAGTGCATGACACTGTGTCCCTGCATTTCCTATCGCCAGAAACCAAATGCAAATTGGGAAATTGTGTCCCTCCATGCACGTCGGGACGTGCATCAGTGCATGACTGACAAGGACACTGCGGCGCTGTCCCCTGTGAACGTGCATGACTAGACGTGCACCATGCACCATGCACGTCGCTGTGTCCAGCCAATGCACTTCCCTCTTCGACTATGGAGGCTTGCCAGTTCTCTTGGTGCATCGACCTTGTCCTCAGACACGCACGCGCGCACGATCACAGCCTAGCATACTTGGCTGGGCAGCTCCTCGCTACCCTTCCTCTCCTCCATGTCCTTCAGCCCAGGCAGGACCAGTCAACTGAGCCGAAGGCCAGTCCAGGAATCACAACTCAGCCTACTTACCCTCACAGTCCAACGTTGAGTAGACGAAACTCCAGCGATTCCGAATGGTACTCAACTTTACTTACCCTACTTACCTTCGAAAAGAAGTATATGGAAATCAGCACGAACGTTATAACCTACACAGCTCACACACCAACCCTAAGTGTGCCAAGTTACACAAGCAGAAACAGCTACTTGTGGACACTTCAGTACGGTAAGTGAGGTTGAGTAGGGTAAGCTAGAGAATGTCGCTGACGTCTGGTGTGCGAGGAATTGTTGCCTTCGGCTCTTGCTCTTTCAGAGCTTCGCCTGCTGACCTGATGCGTTGCCATGCTTCAATCAGATGCGTTCGGCAGAGAGCAGACCCAACTCGACCGAAGCCAGGCTCACGATAGACACACCGAGGCTTGTCGCAGTCACCAGGAGCAAGACACGGCCCGAGGTTACGTTCCGCGCTGTTACAGGTAGAGGAACCCCCTGTATCGTTACGTTTCGTAGGTTCTTCTTGACAATCACCTACGAATAGATCTAGCTGCTTGCTCACCGGAACCCCAACATCAGCTTCTCGCCATGTCGTTCTGCACAGCGAGCAGCATAGAAGTAACCACGTGCCCGTGCCAGCCATCGAAGTGGCACGCCCATGGTTGGTTCCCGCCGCAGCACAGTCATGTGATTGGCATACAGCCACAGTCGCTTGCGACCACGACGCCTCAGCTTGTCTGCCAGTCGAAATGCCCGTTGGGCCTCGTCTGGGTTGGGCCAGGTAAGCACAGTCCCACGTCGATTGCCGATGTAGACGCGTCTCATACCAACGAATGCAGCTCACGAGTGAGTTGACGGATCTTGCCCCAGGTTGTCTGCCACCCAAGACACCGTGACCTGCGGACGTCCTCAATCGCGATGTTGAGCAGCCGACACTTCCCATGTCGTGTGAGCACCTTCTCTTCGAGGGGCTCAGCATGGCGACACGACTCACAGCGGTTCGCTCGTGACAGATTGTAGGTGTAGCTCCGCCTCAGCGCCTCAAGATCCGGATCGCTCACCTGTCCCCTCCTGCTCTTTCTGCTCAAGACCAGCCAGCGCGTTGGCGATGGCCTGCCTGAAGAAAGGATCAGCACCCGTCACGAACAGTCGCAGCTGCTCCCACGTCATCCGAACGTGTGCATTCAGAACCTGGCTGCCGTCCGCCACGCGACGAGAAAGCACCAGAGTCAGACCAGTCGAGCCAAGGGACACGGCCCATCGGTCACAGCCAGGCAGCCCTGCCTCCAGCAAGCGCAGGCCAGGGATCAGCGCCCCAACGTCTAGCCCCACTGGAGTCGAGCGGTCGAGAGAGGATACGAGCTCCTGAGCGTTGGCCAGCAGCTCTTGGTCGATCATCTTCTCCTTCATCGGTTCAGAACTCCCCATGCGAGGTGGACCTGCTTGATCTGGTAGAGGCAGTCTTCCACCGCTGAGTGCCGGAGCTCGGTCCGTTCAAGCTCAACCATGCCTTGTTGGGTGGCTTGGTCGATGATCGTGCGGACACATCGCTCCTGCCTGTGGTGCCATGGCGCACCCATCTTGCACCTGCGCAGCGCAGACTGAAGGATCACGAGATCGAACGACGGTCCCTTCGCCCAGATCCGCGTCTTCCGATCCGCTTGAAGAGTCTTGCCGTACCAGTCCATGAACGCAATGCAGGCCGCAGTCAGGTCCATCGCGTCAGGACGAAGCCACGTCTTGACAGCCTCCTTGTCTTGGTCGAGCCACCAGAGCACGGTCCGTGGGTCAATCTTCATGCCCATCTCGGACGAGGACACGAGTGACACCGCCAGGTCAAGCACTTCGCCGACCTGTCCGGTCTCGATGTTGAAGCCAACTGCGCCAATGGCCACGATTGCCCCTCGCGGCGGACGCCCCATCGTCTCCAGGTCAATCATCAGATCCGTCATCACAACTCCTTCTTCACGTAGACACCGACCCCACTCGGACAGTCACAGGTGTGGATGGACCAGACAGTCTCCTCGATGATCTCGATGATGTCGTCGCGATCGACCTCGACCTTCCGAGCGATGGCGTTCTCTTCGAGCATCCTGATGTAGCCAGCCAGGTCGTTGCCTCGCAGCGGACCACGAGCCGTCTGCATCCCGCATTCCTGCTTCATCTCCTCCGCCCAGTTCTGCACACGCAGTCGTACATCTGTGAAGTCGTCGATCAGACCAGTCCCACCACACATCTCGTACAGTGCTTGCCCCATGACCATCATCTTTGCGTTCTTGGTCTCGAGCTGACTGATGTAGCCGACGAGCTCGTCGCCGGACAGTTTGCCCTTCGCCGTGTCGACGATGAACTGTCCACCCAGCTCCCGGATCCGAGATTCCTCTTCCGGGGGCAGGCCTATTCCACCAAATGCTCTGAAGTAGGCTTGCCGCTTCTTCTCATGACGATCCCATCTCTTGGCCTTCTCAGACACAGCCCGAAGGATCCGCTCACCATCGCCAGGCGAAAGCCGACAGACGATATCGAGCGCATCCCCACAATGCTTGAAAGCCTCGTCGTGTTTGCTCATCACTCCTCCGGAGGCACGTATGCACGTGCCACGCCAAGACGGTCCTTACAGCACTGCCCCACTGTCTTGGCCGTCTGTTCGTAGATGCCTGTGCCTTCAATCCGGTGCAGAACTGCTCCGCACCCGACACACAGGATGACCAATGCGTCCATGATCGCCTCTCCTTCGTACTCGTTTCATCCGTTCCGTGAACATGTCTTTGGCCCAACAGTCCACGACCTCTTGCGTGCACGTTGCCATCACATGCGTGTGCACGCCCCCACCATATTCGTTGATCGCCTTGTCGTTGATGTACACGACAGCCTTGAACCCCTCTGAAGTCATCTGTGCCACGATGTACGCACGTGCACTCATATCGCGGACCGCGACCAGATGCCCAAGAGGCGTCTCCTGGGCCAGTTCCTCCCAGGTGGTCGTTTCAGGCACCATCTTCGCGTGCCGCTGGATTGCCGAGAGGAGTACAGTAGACGATCATGCTGTTGGCCGAGTCGGGGACGATGGCGAGCCCCTCGCTCTTCCATCCCCGTTTGCTCGAGCCGGATGCACTGATGCGGAGTGCGTTGGTGTGTCGCATCCCATCATCGCGCAGCACCAGGCGACTGCCATCGCGCAGCTCGACCTCGATGATTGAGTCGGCCATGACCGTCTCGCCGTTGTAGAGTCGCTTGACCTTCACGTGTTCCTCCTGTATCTCATGACCCAGCCAGCAGCACCTGACAATGCCAGTGAAGCTCCTGCAAGTCGGTTGTCTTCCAGCATTGTGGTGTTCTTGCCGATCTTGTCCTTGTTCTTCATCGACTCGTTCAGCAGATACACCTGCACACGGATCAGATGCTTGCGGGCAAGCCACAGTGTGAAGCGATCCCATCTATTCATGAATGACCTCGTCTGCGAGTCCGGCTTCGACAATCGCCTTGCCTCCCAGCAGCCAGTACTCGGCTTTCTTCTTTTCAGTCAGGTCCTTCCACCACTTCGCTTCCTTGCCTGTGTAGCGAGCCATCAACTCACACCATTGGGTCAGGATCCAGTCTTCCCACTGTCGGCGGTCCTTCGCAGCTCGCAGCCCCAACCCATCTTCATCGCCGGTGACCTTTGGCTCGTGAGACATCAGGCAGCAATTCTCCATGACGACACGCCTGTGAGCACAGGCGAGGATTAGTACTGCGGCCGAACAGATCTCTCCGTATCCGACAACGCAGATGTCTCTCGGTGATGTACGGATCAGATCGTGTATGGCAAACATGCTTTTCACATCGCCACCAGGTGAGTTGAGGCGGATCGTAACTTCTTGAATCCCTGAGTGGGCGAAGTAGTCGAGTGCCATCGCGAGATCTTCGTCCGTGTCCTCTTCGATCTCGCCCATGTAGATGTATCCGTTCTGCGGATTGACACGAAGATTGAAGATGTGTTGAAGCTCGGGCGCCAGCACGATCGGACTGTTGCCATCGCCTTCTTGTATCACCACAGTCTGTTCCATCATGACCACCATCTTGGCTTGCTGATCAGCCCATGCGCCGGAAGTGGAGCCTGAGGACAGCCGCCACACGTATTGTATATCGCCTTGAGCGTATCTGGGTACTCAGACCACATCTTGAACTGGAGCTGTAGCATGAAGAGCTCGCGGACCGTGACCGGACCGACGTCAACAAGCGCAGCTAATTCCCCGATGGCTCTTGGCCCCCACGTGCGGAGAGCCCACTGATCTCCGATGTGCTGTAGACAATGACGTGCCCACGCAACAGTTCGTTCCCGGATGTCGTCGCTCATCCAAGAGCAACGTTGTTCGATGTCAGAGAGGGTCACAATGTTTCTCCCGGCCAGACATACGGCAGGTCGTCGGGCTCTGACCACCCGAACTGTTGGTAGTGCTCGGG